TTGAGATAATGCGTAGAGCATTGCAACAAAAAGCTGGTGCTGATGGCATTAAGCGTTCCAGATGGGCTGTTATACGTAACACTAACCCTCAATTGAAAACAACCACAATAAAAACTTGGATCGACTAGTTTCCAGAAGATGTATGGGGAAAGTTTATGTGGTCAGTTCCTTATACTCATAACATCAAAAAAGGGAATGTTGAATTAGAAGTTATCTTTTTAGCCCTTGATAGACCAGAAGATGTCAAGAAACTATTGTCACTTGAATTAACTGGTGTATGGGTGAACGAAGCTAGAGAAATACCTAAGTCAATTATTGATGCGTGTAGTATGCGTGTCGGTAGATACCCCTCAATGCGTGATGGTGGACCATCATGGTATGGGGTGATTTGTGATACTAACCCTCCTGATACTGACCATTGGTGGTCAATCTTATCAGGTGAATCTATTATTCCAGATTACATTACTAAGCAGGAAGCTAAGATGTTGGTGAAACCTGATAACTGGAGGTTTTTTAATCAACCCCCAGCTATGTTGGAAGTACACAATGAGAGAGGTGAACTAGACACCTATCAAGATAATCCTACCAAAGAAAACGGTAAAAACCTAACAAAAGATTATTACAAGAATATTGTAAGAGGTAAGACTAAATCATGGATTGATGTGTATGTTTTAAACAAACTAGGTCAAGTAGAAGATGGTAAACCTGTATATGAGATGTTTAGCAAAGATGTACACGTTGCTAAGAGTGATGTAGCTGTTGTTCCAGATACTCCAATCTATGTAGGTATTGACTTTGGATTAACACCTGCGTGTGTGTTTGGTCAAAAATGTAGAGGTAGATGGCTTATCATAGATGAATTAGTAGCAGAAGATATGGGTATATTACGCTTTAGTGACATTATGAAACAGAAAATGGCAGAGTATTTACCACGTGAATTTATAATATTTGGCGATCCAGCAGGCGACCATAGGGCGCAGACAGACGAATCTACACCATTTCAAATACTTAGAGGGCGTGGAATTACAGCAAGACCTACCCATTCAAACGATACAACATTGAGATTAGAAAGTGTTAGTGCTACATTACAGAGAATGGTAGATGGTGAATCTGGAATCTTAATAGATCCCAAATGCAACAATCTAATTAAAGGATTCGATGGTGGATATCACTATCGTAGGATGCAAGTATCTGGCGAAAGGTATGATGATAAGCCAAATAAGAACAGATTCTCGCATGTACATGACGCATTACAGTATATGATGCTAGGTGCAGGTGAGGGAAGAAGTTTGACAGTTGGCTCAAAACCAAGTAAACCTGTAGTTGCAAGAAAAAATTTTAATGTCTTTGACTTAAAATCAAAGTCATTGTATGACAGGAGAAGATAATATGTGTGGAAACCCATTTAGTTCACCAAGTATTCCTACACCTCCACCTGATTTAACAGGTGCGGCGCAGAGAAAAAAAATGAGAGAAGATGCTCAAGCACAACGTTCTGCTCAAAAAGAAGAAGATTTGAAACGTAGAGTTCAAGCAGCTTACTCAACAACAGGAAGAGGTTCATTGCTATCTGGAAGAAAAGGTGGTCAAGGATTTGAAGTCAAAGGAAGCTTGATGAGTAAAGATACTTTAGGAGCATAACTTGGTAGTAGAAGCAACAGTAACACCGCAGGTTAATCCTAGTGAATCGCCTGTTAAACAAATTCTTAGGCGTTATGAACACGCAAAAATGATAAAGGATCAGTGGAATGGCACGTTTGAAGAGTGCTATGAGTATGCTTTACCACAAAGAGAATCGTTTTATCAAGAACAAGCAGGTCGTAGAAGAACCGACAGGATATTCGATGAGACTGCTGTAGTAGGTGTACAAGAGTTTGCTTCAAGATTGCAGTCAGGCATAGTACCAAACTATGCACGTTGGGCTGATTTCGTAGCTGGGGTAGAAGTACCACCTGAAGCAAGAAAAGAAGTCAATGCAATGTTAGATGAAGTGACAGAATATGTATTTGAGATACTGCAAAACTCAAACTTCTCCCAAGAAATACATGAATCTTTTTTAGATATTGCATTAGGCACAGGAATTTTATTAGTTGAAGAGGGCGATGCTGTAAATCCTGTAAACTTCAAATCAATACCTTTACCCCAAGTTTATATGACATCTGGACATGACGATAAGATTGACTACATATTTAGAAGTAGAAGAATAAGAGCAAAAGAAATGGCTATAGCTTATCCTAATGGCGTTATGTCAGAAAAAATGATAATGGATTTAGAAAAAAATCCAGATAAAGAGTGTGAAATAATTGAAACTGTATATAGAAATTACAGCAATACTAAAGAAGAACAGTATCATTTTTGTGCTATATCTAAAGAACATGAATTTAAAATATACGAAGAAGAATATAAAGGATTAGGTTCAAACCCATATTTAGTATACAGATGGTCTAAATGTGCAGGTGAAACTTATGGTCGTGGACCATTAATGTTAGCCCTACCAGCAATTAAAACAGCTAACTTAACAGTAGAATTAATACTAGAAAATGCACAAATGAGCATAGCTGGTATGTTTCAGGTTGAAGATGATGGTGTTATTAACGCTGATAATATACAGCTTATACCAGGAACTATCATTCCAAAAGCACCAGGATCATCAGGATTACAACCAATTCAAGCACCAGGAAATTTTAATGTAAGTGATTTGGTACTACGTGATATGCGTACTAATATCAAAAAAGCCCTATACAATGATATGTTAGGCAACCCAAACGAGAAAACACCTATGTCTGCAACAGAGGTTGCGGAAAGACAAGCTGATTTATCACGTCAAATTGGTGCTGCGTTTGGTAGATTACAAGCAGAAATGGTCACGCCAGTCCTACAAAGGGTAATTTATATTCTCAAAAAACAAGGAAGAATCAAAATACCAAAGGTCAATGGGCGAGAGATTAAAATACAGTCGTCAAGTCCATTGGCTCAAGCTCAACATCAACAAGATGTAGCAACTGTAGACAGATTTTTAGGTATGATACAAGGCAGAGTTGGTCCAGAACTAACTAATTTGATTGTAAATCAGATGGCAGTAGCTAAGTTTGTAGCTAAAAAACTAGGAATTCCTGAGAACTTAGTACGTTCAGAGGAAGAAATGCAACAAGCTGCACAACAAATGCAACAGATGATGCAACAACAACAACCAATGGAGGACGAAAATCCTCCTACATAGGAGATAAAATGGCAGAGAACAAGCCCAATACTCTAATTGGATTGGATGGAATAACCAGACAACCACAAGATGAGGAGAACTTAAATACTTTGTTTCACCAACTATTCACATCTAGTGGGGGTTCTGAAGCACTAAGGTACTTAAAATCAATGACAATCGAAGCAGTCGCAGGTGGAGGTATATCCGATGCGGAGCTAAGACATCTTGAAGGACAAAGGTACATCGTAGGTTTAATCCAAAGACGAGTTAACAAAGGCGCAAGTCAAAAAATAATTTCGGAGAAAAACAATGGCTGAAGAACAAACACAACAAGAAGAACAAGTAGAAGCACAACCTGAACAACAAACTGAAGATGTTTCACGTGAAACATTAGAAGCAAGTGATCGTCCAGAATGGCTACCAGAAAAATTTGGTACACCTGAAGATATGGCTAAGTCATATGGTGAATTAGAAAAACTAATTGGTGGCAAAAAAGAAGACTTCAAAGACATAATACTTACTGAACTAGCAGAAGAAACACGTGCAGAAGCACCAGAAACAGCAGAAGCATACGAACTTCCATCACTAGTAGAGGGTATATCTGAAGAAATGGTTAACGAAAATCCACTAACTGAGTGGTGGAGAGGTCGTTGTCATGAGATTGGAGCTACTAATGAGGAGTTTCAAGACGGCATTAATCAATACATTGATAAGTTAATGCTACCTAATCAGCCTAATTTAGAGGGTGAAGTAGAAAAACTAGGAGAAAATGCTCAAGAAAGATTAGATCATGTGACTAATTTTGCACAAACATTTTTTAGTCCAGAGCAATTTGAATTAGTTTCTGCAACATTAGGTACATCAGCAGAGGGTATTGAGGCTCTTGAACGCATACAAGAAGCAACTAAATCTGCAATATCTAGGTCAAACGCTGTAGCTCAACCTGAAAAACAATTAACTTTAGGTGAAGTTAGAGAGATGATGAAAGATAAAAGGTATTACGATCCACGTCATAAAGACGATTCTTATATTCAACGAGTAGATGATGCTTTTGCAAGACTGTACAGAGACTAAACTATACGTAGAAAAGACTATCCCTGACCACTGCTTTTATTTGGCAAATAAACTAAAAAGGAGTGACAGGGAAGAGGTCGCCATAATGGGGAGCGATCCTTTGTTTTCAATGCTTTCAGCGTTTAGATACAAGCATAGAAATGTTGAATCTTTCTGTGTTATGTCAAATAAAAAACCTGTAGCTATGTTTGGCGTATTGCCTACCAAAAATAATCCAAAGTATGGAGCTATTTGGTTTCTTTCTACTGAGTTAGATAAGAAACAATGGGCGTATTTTTCTAAACGTAGTAAAAAATGGTTAGATTATTTAATTGCTGATTATGATTATGTGTTTAATATGGTTCCAAAACACAACAAACGTACAGTTAAATGGTTAAAATGGTTAGGTTTTGAGTTTAAACAAGAAGAATTAGTTGTACATGATGTACAAATGTTGTATTTTTATAGGCATATACATAGGGTATATAGAAATATACAGCCCATTTTAGAAGATATCGGTCCAGTTTGGGCAACCGAAGTAAGCTAAATAGGACAACTGTTAATCAACGTATAACTAATAGGAGAGTGTTTTATGGCAACTCAAATATCGACTGCGTTTATTAAGCAGTTTGAATCCGAAGTGCATATGGCTTACCAACGCATGGGATCTAAACTGAAAAATACTGTACGCCAGTCAAACAACGTACAAGGTAGCCAAGCGAGATTCCAAAAAGTGGGTACAGGTCTTGCGTCTACAAAATCAAGACATGGTGCTGTTCCAACTATGGAAATAACACATTCAACTGTCGATGTTACACTTAGCGACTTCTATGCTGCCGATATGGTAGACAAATTAGATGAGCTAAAAACTAACATTGATGAGAGACAAGTGTTAGCTCAATCAGCTGCTTCTGCTTTAGGCAGAAAAATTGACCAATTAATTATAGATGTGCTAGATGCAGGTTCTAACTCGAACAATGTTGTTCATGGTTCTGCGGCACTAACATTAGCTAAAGCATTAAGTGTTTATGAAGCATTTGGTGAAGCTGATGTGCCAGATGATGGACAAAGATACTTCGTTGTATCTCCTGCTGGATGGGCTGATTTATTACAAATCGACCAGTTTAGTAGAGCAGAATACATTGGCGAGGGCGAATTACCATACGCTGGTGGCATGACTGCAAAACGTTGGTTAGGGTTCTTATGGTTTACACATTCAGGACTATCTGTATCTGGAACAACAAGAGATTGTCACGCATACCACAGTTCATCTGTTGGTCTTGCTAGTGGTTCAGATATAAGAACAGAAATGAATTATTTACCAGAGAAAGTAAGTAACTTAATCACATCATACTTTAGTGCAGGAGCTGTCATGATCGACAACGACGGTGCTATTGAATGTCAGATAACAGAGTAAGGAGGATAACATGGCTTTAACATCAACAGCTTTAGTAAAAATAGCAGGTTCTGGTGATAAGAATGTTTTCTTATATCAATCATCTGACGCAGTCGCAACAATTGCAGGTTCTGGTTATTTCAATGACGTAACTAGTAACTTAAAACAATTTGATATTATTCTTGCAGTAGGTAGTACTGGTGGTACTGCAACTGTAGATGTATTGATTGTTTCATCTGCAACTGGAGCTGCAACTGTAACTTGTACTAACGGAACATAACGTTCTTGGGTAGGTGGTTCTCATTTGCCACCTACCCAACTTAAAATATGACAGATAGCAAATTCGATATATGTAGTCAGGCGTTAGTGTTAGTGGGAGCTAACACAGTAAACTCTTTTGACGAAAACACTACCGAATCAAAAGTATCTGGACAACTTTACGAATCAACATTAGAAAACTTATTGACAAGATGTCGCTGGAGATTTGCAACGAAGCAACAACAATTGTCAAAATTAACAACAAACCCTTTAGGAAGATACGATTCTGCTTATCAAGTACCATCTGATGCGTTACAAATACATACAGTATCTTTATCTGATTCAATAATTGAATACGATAGATATGGCAACGAAATATATGCCGACACATCCGCATCTGATATATTGATAGCTGATTATACATTTCAGCCATCGGAAGCAGACTTTCCACCTTATTTCAAACAAGCCCTTGTATTTGAATTAGCATCATTATTTGCTGGTGCTATTGCTAGAAATGACACATTATCGCAATTATATTCTAATAAAGCTTCAATTCAGTTAACTGTAGCTAAAGGACAAGATTCACAACAACAAACAAACAGACGTGTAGATGTGAATAGATTTAGAAATAGGAGGAATAGTGGTAGTCTTGGCACTGTCAAAACTACTGTATCTTCATAATGCCAAGAACAAGAATACATCAATCTAACTTTAGTGGTGGTGAGGTAGATCCAAACCTAATTTCACGTAATGATTTAAAGGCTTATGACAAGTCTTTATCGACAGCTAGAAACGTTATATGTCGTAATCAAGGTTCTGTAGAAAGACGTGGTGGTACGTATTTTAGAGCCGATTTAGGAGCAGTTACAAGACTAGAACCTTTTATATTTAGCGGAAATCAAGAATACATATTTGCATTTCAAAATACTCAACTAAAAATTTATTCATCAAATGGAACATTGTTACAAACAATTACAAGTTGCCCTTGGGCTACTAATCAAATAAACGATATTAGTTTTACTCAACAAGGCGATACTATGATTTTAGTTAATGAAAACTGGATGCCTAGAGTTATTAAAAGAACAGGAGCTACTACATTTGCATTATCTACATTTGCATTTGATTCTAGTTTAAATGGAAAAAGAATATATCAACCTTATTTTAAATTTGCTAGTTCAAATGTAACGTTTGATGCAAGTGCTTATACAGCTGGTACTGGAAGAACAATTACATCTAGTATAGATTATTTTTCATCTGATTATGTAGGAACTACTGTAAAAATATACGGAACAGAAGCTACTGTAACTGGATATACTTCTGCAACAGTAGTAACAGTTACATTAAAAGATGATTTAAAAGTAGAATTAGACGAAGATCCATTTGCTACACAACAAGGTAGCGGTGTAGTAAAAGTCACACATGCTAATCATGGACTATCAACAGGAGCATCAATAAACATATCTGGCTCGGAAGAAATAGTTAATGCAGAAGATCCTGCAGTAGGATTATCAAGTGGTAAC